TTTCCTCCACCCGGGCGACGCGCTCCACCAAGTCAGCGTAGTCCTGCCGCATGAGGCGGATTTCCACGCGCATGTCGTCCACCGCCTGCCGGATGTAATTCACGCTGGCCCGCAGCTCACCGTCCGCCGCCCCATCCTGCCGCACGGTCCGGGACCGGCCGAGCCAGCCGAGCACGATGCCGCTGATGGCCGCGGTGGCTGCGATTACAGCGGTCCAGTCCATCGCAACAGCTCCCATTCATTCTACCCCTCCTATTGCTAACCAGTAAGTATTTACACTTTTAGCCCAATCCGAAATAGAAAATCCGTCATTATTCAATGTGACTGTAATATTAAAACTAGAAAATGTTCCTGTGTTTGCTTGCAAAGCAAAATAAAGATTATTCATCGTCGGAGGAAAACTAATGCCCGGAATTTCTATATGTCTTAGTTGATATTGTAAAGGACCAGAAGATGCATAAAGACAAACGATTTGAGGCTTGAACGCCAGTCCAGATATAGTGATGGGACCACTGGCCGGGGACATAAGATTTCCTTCGGCATAAACCCCACCCATGAACGTCCCAATTACCCCGCCGATATTCACAGCATGTCGAACGTTCTCAGGCGTCAGGTTCGGGAACTGCGCCTTCACCTTCCCGGCGCCGGCGTGATACCCGGCGGGCACGGTGTACTCCTGTCCCTGCTGGGTGAGCGTGACAGAGACATTGCCCCTGTTCGGCATGGTACCTGAAAGTCCATTCGCCGTCGCATTGGAAAACGTTCGGCCAGCTAATACTTCACCCGGAACCGCATTCCCCGTCGCCCGAATCACCGAGGCCACCTTTCCAATCAACGAATCCCAAGATTCGCCCGTGGACGCCGAAATCCCTATGGCAATGAGCGCGTCCACGAGCTCAGCTTTTCGCTCATTGCCAAGCTGAAAAGCCTGGTCAGCCCGGTCATATGCCTGTTTGACTGCTTTTGGCGTTGCAGCCATCGTTTCGGATTCGCTGTTCACGGCATTTGAAAGCTTTACGATCCCAGCTTGAGACGTTGATGCCAGAGGAATTTCGATGCCGTCAAGATCTTCGCGCAGCTGGTTGATCTCTGCACCGATCTGATTCATGTCCTCGGGACGCACTACATCGTCAAGTTTCCAGTCCGTTTTGGCCATCAGCCGGTCACCTCTTTCACGGTGATAGTCTGGAGCATCAGCGTATCGGACGAAATCGGGACGTTCACATCGTTGGACGTGATCACTTCGTTCTGCACGCTTTTCAGCTCGATTTTTGTCACGAGCGACACTTCGGAGGCCGGGATGACGTATCGCATTGCAAGAGTGTTGTCGGTGACGGCCTTCGTCTCAAATTCCGTGATTTCATAGCTGCCGTTCAGCACCACCTCGGCGACGCGCTCATCCACGTACTCGGCAATCTCATGCAAAAACTGTTCGGAAATCATTTCACAGCCTCCTCTGGTCCGAAGTCGGCGAAAGATTTCTGGCCGAGCCTCCACGAACCGTCCAGTTTGTAGTTCCAGCTGATGGCACGCCGGGAAATGCGTTCTTCCAGCCCAACATCTGCTTTCAACGAAGTGTTTTGTTGGTAGATCATGTTTGCCGGCTTCACCGTTTCGACGGTGTGGATGACCTCGCGGAAGACGGCGGCGTTTTCGATATTTGCGGTGACATACAAAATGAATTGTTGCGGGTCGACGGAAACCACCGTCATGCCGGGGCCGACCATCCGATCCAGCTGCTCTTGCAAATACCGCCGCGTAAAGGGCGGTTTTGTCGCATAGCGGTTGACAATCCGTTTCCGCCGAAAATCCAGGCTTTCCGTTGTCGGATCGGCTTGAATCCCGAGCATCGTTTCCCTGCGTTTCACGGCCTCGACGCTCGCCGTCATGACGAATTGGTCATCAAAGGCCCGCTGGATGGCGGCCTCCAGATCGTCCAGTTCGGCGCTTTCCGTTTTGTCGATTTCGGCGAATTCTTTGATTTCGCGGTAAAATTCCGGCAAATACTGCAGCATTCGCTCAGACATGGATCGTCACCGTCCCCAACACCGGAATGTCTTCTTCTCCGAGCGTCACATTGGCCGTACTGCCGTTGAGGGTGGTTCCGGTCACGTCGATGACGCCCGGTACGGTCAGGATGGCCGCCTCGATCTGCGATATGCGGACAACGAGCTGCGGCTCGTTCACCCAGGCTCTGCGAAGTCCGAGCAAGTACGCATCAATAACTTCTTCGATCGGCCCCTGTATCTGACCAACCGTCACGCCCGATTCAAGAGTTACGGTCGTTTCCACGTTGATCTGGACCGGTTGCACGCCGGCGATCGTCACGGTGTGGCCGATGGGCGCCAGCCCGTAACCCTTTCCTTGCGGAGGTGGGTCGACGGCTTCCTGCACAGCGGCTACCAGTTCCATCGAGGGAGCGCTGCCATCTGCTGCCTGAATCGTGCATTTGACGGTCCCCCCTCCCTGCCAGACCGGGAAAACCTTCACCCCGCCAACGCCGTCGATGGAGCTGATTTTCTGCTTGTAATCGGCCACGTTTCCGCCGAAGGCTGGCTCGTTCACCGATTCGATCAATCGCTTCCGGAGCGACTCATCATTCTCCTCGTCTTCCCCGGGCACGATCACCGGGCCGAGCTCCGCCCGCAAAAGTCCGTCGATATATTCGATCGGGAGCAGAGTGCCGAAAGGCTGATTTCCGACTGTGCCGGCCGTCTCGCACTCAAGCACGAATTCGCCGGTATCAACTTTGTTGATCGCCACATAGATCAGTCCGTCGATACCGTACCGGCTGCCGATCGGTACATCAACAGGAACGTCGCCGTCGCCACGGAACACCCCCTGCCGACGCGCTTTGGTGGCTGGGCGTCGGATCACGCCGAACTCGGCTGCGCGCCGGCTCAGATATTCTCCGCTGGCTGTGTCTGCGAAGGACAAATTGAGATTGATGTCCAGCTCCGCATACAGCTGTGCAAGCTCGGCGGCCGCCGGCGCCAGGGCGTCATAGATCACGCTGCCGGGCCGCTTGTCGATGTCATTCGGCACTCGAGCCAGCATTCGCTGCAGGATCGCTTCGTAGGTCTGCGCCTCATACAAGCGGACCCACGCTCCCTTCGAATCTGGTTGTCCCAAAAATCGTCGTTACGACGAATGACACCGTCATCTCGTCGCCGTCAGTGTTGACTCGGAAGTCGCTAACGGCCGTGATCCGGTCATCTGCCAGCAGCGCCTCCTCGATGTAGAACTGAATTTCTTCCGGCGAACTGCGTTGCCGGCCGTACTGGCCGCCGTAGATCACGTGTGCGAATCGGTCCGTTTGGATGATCTTGTAGACGGCCTGCCGGACCGCCTCCAGCCCATCGACCATCCCAATCACCCGGCCACGCTCAAAGTCGATCCGGTAAGTCCGGCTCGGCTGCACGGCCTCTTCCTCGGCCGGTGTCGCTCCCTGCGGTAAAATGCTGATCATGGCAATCTCCCCAATACGACGTATTCCAGGCCGCCCGGACTCCGGAGAAGGACCAACCGGTCGCCGGCCGAAAACCCGCGGCGGATTTCAATGATCTGCGATCCGACCATCACACTGTACGGCGTCATGTGTTCAGGGACAACCAAAAAGTCCGCCCCGATGGTGAATCTCTGTTCGACAATCACCTCGAGCGGACTTGTCTTTGTGACGGTTCCATACATCACTGTAGCCGGCTGCGATGCCTCCATCTGCTCCCGGGCAATGCGCTTCACGACGTCATAGAAGCTAGCCATACACCTTCAACTCCAACGTCATCGTGTGCTCATCCCCCTTGTACTCGTGAGTGCATTCCTCCACGAGAAAAAACTGGTTGACCCCCAGCTCTTCGATCGTCACCTGCAGTTTCATGCCGGCGCGAACGCCGGGGTAACCGAGTGCTTCAAGTGTAAACCGCCGCTGCTCCCGGTTCTTGAGCTGCAGCAGTCGTTCCGCCATGGCCGTGATCTGTGCGGGGTTCAGACCATCATCTACCTTCTGGTAGTATTGCAGCCGGCCCCAGCGAGCGATGTTCACGCTGTCCTGGACGATGTACGCCTCACGCCGGCCGGTTTCCTTATTGTCTTTCACCAGCTTGATGCGATTGTAGGTGTCCGTATCGATCTCACGCTTCACGCTGTATCCGAAGACTAGGCTGTCGTCGCCGAGGACCAGGTCAATCGCCATATCCTCAACGTCGCGCAGGACCAGACTGCCGGCGTCATCATAGAAGACGTAAAGCCTGCCGGTCGCCATCAGCGTCTCGTCGAGCGCCGCACAGATGATGTCTATGCGCTTCTGGCCGTCCTGAAGGAATTTCGGGATGCGGTATCCCGTTTCCGCCAGGGCGCCAAGGGTTAGGCCGACTGCCTCCGCATTGTCGCGCACCACCTGCGTCGCAGTGACGTTCGTTCTGACGTAGGTGTCGGCCTCAATCAGGTAACGGATCTGGTCGTATGCGACGATCTGCAATTCGCGCTCATGCGTTTCCTCGATGGAAAACACGTAGCCCAGGAACACCTTCCTCCCATCCTCCACAATTCGGAGGATATCCCCAGGGTTCACTTCAAACCGCGTCTGCTGGTACGGCGGATTTCGAACGATTGTCATATTCACTTGGCCCGGCTTCCCGATCCGCGACGTTTTCCATGTGAACTCCGGGACCAGTTCCGAGAGGTCCCACAGATTGCCGTTTCGGTTATCAATGAGAATTTCAATCAACCATGGACCACCTACCTTTGGTAGGGTCTTCCTCCTGAACGTCGAACAATGTAATTGGGGCGCGTTCAATGAAAGGAAATGGTATATGCCGAAAGACCTGTTCGACGAACTGTTCGAAGACGCGGAAATTGATTTTGACTGTCCTCAATGTAATTACTCTTTCCGCATAAAGGCAGAAACAATCTTCCAGGACGGAAGTGTCGTGATCTGTCCGAACTGCGAATCTGACATCAAGATCGTTCATGACGAAACGACCAAGAAAACTATGCGCGACGCCAAAAAAGCCACCAAGCAGCTTGAGAAAACGCTGAAGGATCTGGAGAGAACTTTCAAGAAATTCGGAAAGTAACCCCGGAACGCGCCCCCTCGGCAATCAAACGCATTGCGTTCTCAGCCTCGCGAATTGCGGCTTCCACTGCAACCCCATCGACTCGCAAAATGGCCTTACGCTGCTTATGTGAGCCGAAATCGAACGAAACCGCTGCCTTTAATTTGGCCTTCAAGTCACCAATCACTTTGCTCACAAATTCCTTCATGTGTTTCTCATCCATTCCGGGTCATCCCCTCTTCGGAAGTTTCAACACTCGTCCGACCTGGAGCCTCTTCAGTTCCGCATCGGAAATGTTGTTCAGCTTCTGAATCTCCCGCCAGCGCGATGAGTCGCCGAGCTCCTTCAGCGAAATTTTGATGAGCGTGTCTCCCGGCTGGATGGTGTACGTCTCTTTCGGCACGCGAGGGTCCCAGCGCTTCGGAGGGTCCTTGACCAGCTTCACGCTGCCGTCCGGCTGCTGGACGGGCCGCGCCCGCCGCGGGGCGTAGAAGACGTATTCTTTAAGCTCGAGTCGGTAGAAAATGTCCCCCGGGCTGCCGGCTTCTTCCCAGCGCTCGAAGGACGTGATGATCATGGGTAGGAAAATTTTGTATTTTTCATTTTCTGAGTTCGCACCGACGTATATAAAGCGGACCGGGTATCCACTGCGCATCCACCGGTTGATATCGTTTACGAATTTATTCGGATCAGGAACCCATCTGCTGTCATCCCGGAAGACTGGATTAACAAAGGGGTATTTCTGCGCCGGGAAAAAACTCTCGAAACTGATTATGGCAAGCTCCGGTTTTTCAATCGTTCTGATTGGCCCCTTACCAATAATCCGATAATCTTTACCGGCTCCTTCTCGCTTTATGGTCACTTTATCTGGAAGAACTGGGAACGGCCAACCTTCTGCTCCGTTATTGAAAGAAATTGTCATTGTGAACGGCGTTGTGGTTGTTGCCATGTCTTTGGTCCCCTTTCTAAAGAAAAAATGCGCTTCCGAAAAGCGCATTGTGGAAGACATTCATTTTATTTAATGATTCCTTTGCGTTGCAGATCGTCGATTGAAACGTAAATGTCGCCCCTGTACTTCTTAAACTTAATACTTTCAAAAGTGAAATCTCCACTACTGGCATTCAGAAATTCATCGGTAATCGATGCATCCAGCAAATAATCGATGCCGTTAGGAGTATACCGGGCGAAATACAATTCCTTCCTCTCTTTGTTCGTGATGAGCGTAATGTATTCGATTTCGTCAAGCATACCCTGAGAAATCCAACCTTCGCTCATCAGCGGAGGAAGTTCGTATCCATATTCTAACGCCATCTGATACGACGGATCTGCCGAATCCGGATAACCCTTGTACCCTGGCTCTTCCTCTTCCACGATCTCCGTGTCCGGCTGCAGAATGTCACCCTTCCGGCCAGCCGGACCGTCGGTCGCCGCCGGGCTGCCGGTCTTTCCGCTGCTGATATCCTTCTCAACGACCGTGACCTCATCATATGTCGGCGCCGCCGCGCCGATTTCAACCCGTTTCAGTTGGTCGTTGTAGTGCACCTGTGCGCCCAGCAGCTCGCCGACCTTCGCCAGCGGAACGTATGTGCGGCCGTTGTATGCCAGGATCGGCAGTTCTTCGTCCTGGTACACTTTTCCGTTCACCAAAACAGGCTGTGTAAACTCGACCAGAACATATTGCTTTACCGCGGCGTATGCCGGCACGGCCAGCGTCGCCGCGGCGCCGATCAAGATACCGAGAAAGATCCAAGGAAATCGTTTTTTCATGGATAATCCCCTCCCATATCCTGTATCGGTTTATACGCCGCGACGAATTAAGGGTTGCACCATCAGTCGTACACGCCGCGCGCCGACGCCTCGATTTCGGCCGTCGCACCTTCAACGATCTTCGCGATCACCTCATCAACGTCGACGGTCTCCATGATCGGGCCGGTCGTGACGTTTACCGTCGGGGTCAGCGTGACGAAATTTTGGATCGCCTTCATTTCGGCGAGGTCACGTATGACCTTCAGATCCTCGCTGGAGATGTCAACGGTGTCACGGATCTTCTTGACCTCATCCACCGAATTGAGGTGCGGCTCCCTGTACCACTTCGTGTAGTCGTACCCTTCGCTATACTTGGCCTCTTCCGCCTCTTTCTCGGCCTCTTCGCGCGCGCGCTTCGCTGCTCGATCTTCGAGCCAGTCCAACACTTTCTGCTCGCGTTCAGCGGCTCTTTGCGCGGCTTCAGCCTCCATTTGGCGGATCGCTTCTTCTCCTGCTTGCCGGATGGCTTCTGCCTTGGCCTCTGCCTTGGCCGAAAGTTCGATTTTTTGGATCGTGTCGATCGACACCCCAGGAATCTTGTTCAGTTTCTCGATCAACCAGTTGATTTCGTCGATGACCCCGTTCACCAGGTCTTCCAAAACACGAAGAGCGAAGACTTTCGCATTCTGGAACGCATTAATGATCCCATTGCCCACCTTGGCAAAGAAGATGGGGATGCGGTCGAAAAAGTTCAGGACAGCATTCCAGGCTCTATACAACCCGGCTGCGAAGTCATCGTTATTCTTCCAGAGCTTCACGATCCATACAATCAACGCAGTGATGAGCCCGATGAGCGCGGAAACAGCCAAAATGATCAATCCGATGGGGTTTGCCGCGAGCGCAAGATTCAGCCCCCATTGTGCGACCGTCCACGCTCCGACTGCAGCTACTACACCCCAGAGGATCGGCTCGATGATCGACCAGTTGTTGCGCACGAATTCGCTCACCTTGCCGATGACATCCATGAGTTGGACGGCAGCCACAGCTACATCCGCGATGGTGCGGCCAAGGCTGCGCATGCTGTTTTGCATGCTCGGATCGTTGAGCATCGCGCTGATGCGTTCGATCGCTGGACCAAATTCCTGCAGCATGGAGTTCTTGACCGAATTCCAGATATCGCTGAATGTCCGCGGCATCTGAGCAAACTTGCTTTCGATATCATCTGCAGCACTGAACAGCGCACCCTTGATGATGTCTGCCGTGATCGCTCCATCGGCCGACAATTCTTTCAGCTCGCCTTTTGACCTCCCCACGAATTTTGCGATTGCATCCGCCAGCATCGGCGCATTTTCCATGATGCTCCTGAATTCGTCGCCCTGCAGCCGACCTGCCGCCATTGCCTGCGTGAGCTGATACATACCGGCTTGCTGCTCCATAGCGGAGGCGCCAGAAATCCGGAACGCTTTTTGCATGAGCTCGGAAAAGGCGATGACTTCGTCGGTGCTACCAAACGCCTCAGATGCGAGCAGACCGAGCCTGCCGACCACAGCAGCCATGTCCGTGTATGAGCCGCGCGCGCGGTTTGCTGCCGCGAAGATTTTGTCCTGCAACTCTTCCGTCGTCTGCAGACCGTCATTGACCAGATTGAGACGAGCGAGAGTATTGACGTATTCGTCGCTGATGTTCGTCACAGCTTTGGCTCCTTGGATACTGAGATACGCAGTCACAGCACGCTTGATAGTGCTTGCCAGACCATCCGCAGAGCCTTTACTCTCACGAAGGCGTTGGAGCCAGGTCTGCTGATTTTGAGCACCCTGCCTAGCCGCGTTCGCGCTCTGGCGCAGTGATTGAGTGTACTGCGTGACGGCCGCCCGCATGTTATGCATGCCGCGACCAATGCGCGTCACGCCGGTATTGGTCTGCGTCAACAGTTGGTTCGTCCGCCCGATCCCGCTGTTCAGCAGACGATTGTTGTTGATCATCTGTTGCTGTCCTCTGACCGCCTTCGCCGGCACCAGATTCTTCATGGCCGCCGGGGCCGACGCCGGCAACTGCATGGACTGATTGACCCGATCAGCGGTCTCAATGAACGCTTCCATTTGCCTGATGACTTTTCCCAACGGCCCGCTCATGGCGTCCATCATACGGAGCGTTGATGAAAGCGTCGCCACAGCGTCAGCCCCCCTTTCATCGTTTCTTCGCTTTCCTCGCGGCCCGTTTCTCCGCAGCGATCCGCTCGTCGATGCAGGCAATCACGAACGCCTTTTCCTCCCGAGGCAGGTTCACGAACGTGCTCGGAAGCATGTGCAGTTTGTGGAGGGCGTAGTAGGCATAATTTGCCTCCGGATCGCCCTCCCGAATCAGTTTTTTGCCTCTTCCACGAGCTCGTCCAGCTCGATGTCGAAGCCGCTGAGTTCCTGAATCTTCTGGGCGAGCGTCACAATCTCACCGGCCAGCAACACCTTCTGGACATAGTCCTCCGGCGTGGGGCAGCCGAGCTTCTGGAGGCTTTCCGCGTCCTTGAAGTTCGGAACAAGGGTGTGGTTGATGACGACCTTCAAGTTGAATTTCTGCGCATCAAATTCAACCCTCCGGCCCTTCCGGTTCGTCGTGCACGCCCGCCGGATTTCGTCGAACTCCTGGCTCGTCATGGCCTTGATCTTGAACTTGAGGATGCTCCCCTTCTCATCCTTGAACCGTTGCGAAACCACCACATCCTCGGTCAGGTTGTCGACCGGGTGGGCGTTGAGAAATTCTTGCAGATTCATCGTTCATTTCCCCCTGAACAAAATGATAGGGCGCCTGATCAGGCGCCCGTGATAGGTCTGAATTCGTCCAGCAGGTCGACGTCGCTGAACGTGAACGGCAGTTCTTCCTCGAGCATGTCGTCGCTCGTCGCATCGAACTGCGCGATGACGACGCTGTCCAGGTTGCAGTTCTTCAACATGACCGACTGTTTCCCGGCGCTGGACTGGGGATCTTCGTTCACCACGAGCAGGTCGAACCAGAAGTCGCGGCCCGTTTTGGCGTACTCGACCATGAGCCTCCGGAACAGCGACGTCACATAGTATATTGTCAGCGTGCCGCTGCCCGACCAGCCGGCCGACCGCTGCGGCGTGTTCGTTTTGCCAAGGACCGGCACGTCGACCTTGTTTTTCTCAATCGTCGCCTCGAGCGACTTCGCGTAGAAAAGTTCTTCTCGTTGGCCATCGATGGTGATGTAGGCCCGAGCCTGCTTGCCGGCAATGGCATCGTTTTCGCGGAAAAACATCCCGTCTCACCCCTTACCGGACCGTCACGGTCATGTAGATTTTTTCGATGCTGTCGACCGGCTGCACCCATTGGTTCACGACGACGGAGTCGACGTCATCGCCCGGCAGGACCTCAATATCCGTCTGCGGATCGAAGTTTTGCACGGCGCCGATGTTCTGGTACTGGTTCATGATGTTGATGATCTCGGATTTGAACATGTTGCGGCCATCGTCGTTGTTCGGCACTTTGCCGATGTACGACTGGCTGAACACCCGCAAGTAGTCGTTTGCCAGGCCGTCCATCACGCGCAGGACGCGGTTCTTGCGGAACGCCTTGCCCTTCTCCGGCGTGGACGACGTCAGCGTGTTGATGTCCTGTTCGACAACGGCGCGCCCGTCCATGGGCGTAAAGACAAATTCACCGGCTTGCAACGCCGCGATGATTTGGCTGTTCGTGTACCGCGGAGATGCGTCCACAGCTCCGTCATAGGCCGTGTAGGTCAGCGATTCGTTCGGGGCGGCGCCGGCCGTCGCCCCGGCGACCCATGCGACCGCCTGGGCGGCCGTCAGCGTCGTTCCATCCTCGAGCACCACACCGTTCTTGACGCTGATCACGCCCTCATAGTCGGCCTGCCGGTAGTTCTCCACGACGACCTGAACCTTCTTGCCTTCGTCTTCGCGAAGACGTTTGGCGAAAGCAGCGAAAACACCCTTCGTCGTTTCGTCAGTCGCGGTCAGGCCGATCACATGGAAGTCATGCACCTCGATGGTGGCGAGGTAGTCGAGGTAGTCCTGGGCGGTGACGGTTCCGTCCGAGCCGCCGGTGAGCGGCGTGCCGGCCGTCGGTGTCAGGATGCCCGTGCCGCTGAAATCGACCCAGGCGTTGGATTTCAGTTCTTCGATCGCGGCCACCGTCTGCAAGTCGACTTCCCGGCCATCGACGAAGGTTTTCACGTCAAAGCTGCCGGCCTCGTCGATATTCGGCTCGATGACGATGGTGATGTCATTGCCGCGGCTGCCGCCGTATTTCGCCTGCACGGTCAGTGCGTCCACCGCGGCAGATGACCGGGCGCCGGTGTTCAGCCGGTACAGAAGCAACGTCCGGGCCCGTTTCAGCGCTTCCCGGACCAACAGCAGCTGCGGCGCCGTGACGGGATACCCCAGCGTCTCGAACGTATCATCGCCAGCTTCGATGGCGATCACCTGCTTCGCCGGACCCCAAGGAAGCACGAGCGGCAAGCTGACGATGCCACGCTCGCCGATCGTGCCGAGCGCCTTCGCCTCCGATTTGAAATTGATGTAGACGCCGGGACGCACCTTGTTTTGCGTGGTCCAGATACCGCCAGCCATGATCAGATCACCGTCCTTTTGGCGTAATCTTCGATGGCCTTTTTGGCCTGATCGAGACTGTACTCCTCGCCGTCCTTCAGGACGGCCCGAAGCACGTCTTTCTGTATGAGTGTAAAGTTCAGCGACCGCAGCAGTTGTTGCTTGCTGAACTTCGGCGCCGTTTTGTCTTTGCTCACTTTATCCCCTCCCACACGTCGAGCGTCTGCATGGCCGGAGCTTCCGGTCGCGGCGCCCAGACGTGATAGCTGTATTGCACAAAGAAATGCAGGACCCCGTCGATGACCTGGAACCGCATGCCGGTCCCGTGCACCACCCGGCCGGCGATCATGATCTGCTCAAGAGCCGCCGTCAGCCGGTCGGCCATGTCGTACATGGCGGCGTTCTCGCGACCGGGTGCGAAATAGTGGACGTCGAACGGATGGACGCGCATGTACCGGCGACCCAGTTCTCGAGAATGCGTTGGCTCGAGCAACTGAACAAAGAAGTAGGGCGGCCGCAGATTTTGCGGAATTGGCTCGCCAGCGATCGGGATGTCCGGAAATGCGACGTCGAGCGCGGCGTGGACAGCGTATCGGACGTCGTTGATTGTGATCTGCATGGCATCACCTCAGAAATCTCTTCAGGAACTGATCCTGTTTCTTCGCCAGAATGGCTGGCAGCTCGCGCTCAAGCTCCTGTTCGCTGATCGTCAACATGAACTTGCCTTCCGTCCAGTGAGTGTCAACATGCAGCGTGACGCCAAGCGCCGGCACATATACGCCTCGGTGTCCATACTCGACGTACAGCGCATATTCCACCGGGTTGATCACTTCGACCTGCCAGCCGCCGTTGATGCGCTGAACTTGACCAATCGTCCATCCACGACGCAGCTCACCGGTATCAACCGGCGTCCGCGGCACGACTTTGGCGAGAAGCCGAAGCGCAACTTCGCGAACACACTCCTCGATGAATCCGGGTAGCGCCTTCTCAAGTTCCTTCAGGTTCCGGGCAAACCGGCGTATCTCATCGAAGTCGAATTCGCCCCATTTCTGGCCCATCACGCCCAGTCCTTTCGCTGAATGGACACTTCCTGATGCGTCGAATACAGAAACGGCTCCCCGGCGGTGTACCGGCGCGTCACGGTGTCGCGGGTGACCTCAAGCAGATCGCCTTGCCGGATCTCCACCTCCGGCGCGATGAACAATTTCGTCTCGTACCGGATCTCATTCTGCGCTTCAGTCTGGCCGTTGACCGCAGGCGCACGCTGTGATATGCGGCAGGGCTGGTCGACATGCAACGGCTGCAGAAACTGCTTCGTTTCCTTCGTGACCGGGTCTTTCATGGGCTGATACCGGTAAATCGTGCACCGGTCCGTGTACAGGCGCTCGATCACTCGGCGGTGACGCTCGATGTTCATCGGATCACCACCTCAGCTTTCGGTACCGGTTCAAGTCCACCCGGTAATTGAGAACGACGGCGTCGATCACCGACTTGGCCGTGTTGGTCAGGCCGGCAGTTTTGGCCGGGGCTGTCGACGTGTCGCCGATCCTGATTTCCTCCCCGCCACCGTTCGTCTCCGCGATCCCGGGCAGGTTCGGTTGCTCGATCCGGAGCGCGTCAATCGTCATCGACGCCCAGACGGGTTCAAGCCCGGGCGGGATCTCGGACAGATTCGTGTAATGCAGAATGCGCTGACCAATCTCCTGCACGTAGGAGGTAACCAGCGCATCCCAATCGTCCGTGAGCCTAAGCCGAAGCCTGACAGTGTTAAAGACATCAGTCACCGGCATCGCGGTCGCCGCCCTTCTTCCGGCGTTTCGACTTTTCGGGCGCTTCTTCTTGCGGCTGCTCAACCGCTTCGGGCTGCTGTTGTTCAGAGGCTTTTGCCTGCTTCATCTTTGCCACGAGCTCACGACGGCGCCGGTTGAACGCTGTTACGCTCATACCGGTTCACCTCACGCGATCTTGTGCACGAACTTCACGATCCGGATCGCCTTCGGTTCGTACACTCGATTCCAGTTCGCGGCCGTGGCCAACTCGGTATTAGTCGGCGATACACCGGCCACCTGCGCCGACGTAAACCGAACGCCACGCGGATGCAGGATAAACGTACGACGGTTGATCAAGTAATCCTCACCCGCCAGCGAATCGCGGTCGGTTTCCGTCGGAACGAATCCGACCGGATTACCTTCGCCGTATGCGATCGCCCCCGGACCGAACAGGTACGTCGTGTACGTGCCAGTTCCCGAATCGAAAGGTACACCGTCGTCGACGATGACCCGTTTGCCCAGGAACGTCGGCACTTCGATCGAACCGGTGGACGGCTTCACGTATTCGATCAGGTCCTGCTTGGCCAGCGCCGCCTCGGTCGCGCTGTGCATGACGATGGCCGTCAGCTGCGCCTTGGCATCGCCGAGTTTCTGGGCAGCGTCGACTGTCGTCTTGGCACTGATGACAGCCGCTTCGCCGGTTTGATCGCTGATGTCGTGCACCAGCGCCGACATGCTCGGCGAAGCGAAAACGCCTTGGAGCGTCGAAATCAGCGCTGCCTGATACCGACGCGCCCAATAAGCGGCCACCAGATCAGCGATCGCCCGCATCGGATCATCGCCGGCCAGGTTGGCGGCCAGATCGTTTGCGCCCCACGCGCGACCACGGCGCAGGATGACGGCCTCATCTTGGCCTGCTTGAATCTTTCCGGGCGTCAGCGCACCGGTGTCAGAAAGGACTTCATCATCACCCGTCAGATCGCCCCAGAACGGCATGTTCACCGTTTTGGCTGCCTGGCTGGCCAGTCGGTCGAACTCCTGCGTCCGCTGCGCGATGCCGGACTGGAAGATCGCGGACAGTTCCATCGTCCGCTGAATAACGTACGGGTTAAACACCTCGGGAACAATGACGTCAGCGATTCGAGTCGTCACGAATCATCAACCTCCAGCAATGGATTGAAGTTGTTTTGCAAGCTCCGGATTCTCGCGAAGTATCCGGGCCTGCTCGGTTAGATTGAAATGCTCTTTTGACCAAGGGTTTTTGACTCCGCTGCTGGCAGCCTGGTCACGGCCATCAGCCGGCGTAGCACCTCGGAACGTCGTTGTGGCCGGCTTTTGCTCGACAAACAAAAAAGACTTCGCTTCGCGCAAAGCCTTGATCTGTTCGTCGAGCCCGGCCTTCACGTTGCCGTTCTCGTCGAGCTCGATTTTGGACTTGTCGAGCAGTCCGGCAACCAGATCCGGATCGTGCACCTGGCCGGCGACCGCCAACTTGATGGCCGTCGTGATAGCCATTTCCTTGATCCTGGCCTCGTACTTCTCAGCCGCGTCTTTGTTGTCGGCCTGCAGCTGTTCGATCTGCTTACGCAACTCCTCGTTCCCCTCGGCTGCTTTTTTCAGATCGGCGAGCTGCTTGTCTCGTTCCTTGAGCGCCTCCTCGGCCTGCTTCTTGGCCTCGTTCACCTCGTCGAACCGATGTTTCGGAACCCAGCCTTTGTAGTGCTCTTCCACCCCCTCGATAACCTTCTGGACGTTCTCAGCGGAGAGCCCCAGGCTCTCCAGAAGCTTTTTGAGCCAATCCATCACACATCATCCTTTCGCTTGTTATCCCGGTTGCGTCCGGTAAAATTGAGGGCCCCGGAAGTCTCATCCGGAGCCCGATGTTACGGGTTCATATTGTGCTTCGAATTCGGCCTGTTTGATCGCCTCGATCTTTCCGTTCTCGTGTTTCACGACGTAGTCACCTTCGTAAGCGACCGCCACATCCAGCGCCCCGCGGATCACACGCAGGCGGACTTTCCCTTCGGCGAGATAATCGACGGATACCGGCAAACCTACAAAATCGATGATGTCCTGCACCTGATCCGTCGACAGGAACTGGACGGCTTCGCACAAGGCGCTGCGGCGGTACTGGCTCGCTGGCATTCTCATCACCTCGCTTTCCAGGCATAATAAAAGCACCCTCGCAGTTCTGCGGGAGTGCTTTTATTGCATCTGCTTTTGAATCGATTCCGCTTCCTCGGCTGAAATCACGTCATAGTCACTGAAATCGCCGATCAGGATGCCGTCGTATCGATCGGACTCTACCCAATCACCGCCCCGGTATTCCTCAAAGACACCATTGTTCAAGCGGACGAGCGCGAACGGTGCGGCTTTCGTCGTGCCGTATTTGGTTATCGCGTAATACTGCACCTTCATCGCCCCCTCACTTGATTTTGTCGATGCCGGGCGGTCTTCTGACCCCGTCGGCAAGCTTCAGCATTTCCTTCCACAATTCCATTTTACGTTTTTTGGATGTGGAAGACAACCGGTACTCTTCATACAGCTCATGCAATTTGTTCTGCTTGAGGTCGAAGCTTTCCGGCGTATGGAACTGCAGTTCATACGGCGTGCCGTCGGGCGCTACCAGCACGACGTTTATGCCGTTGTACGGGTTTTGCGGCTCGTTCCATGCGTTTTTGACTTTCTTGACCGCGTGCCCTTCGTTGATCAGGGCCAGTATCACTGTCGCGTAGAGATCGTAATATCGATCCGGTTCCGAAACGGCCGTGTAGCGCAGCACATCATTGATCGACCGCGCTACATCCATGGGCGTCAGCGCAGGATTGATTTCCGAATCGTTTTCCAAGTCGGTCGTAATCTTGCGGATGAACGAATCTCGCGTTTTGATCCGAAAATCAAGTCCAGCCATCTCACCGCCCACATCCGTAACGGCCTTAGTAACCGTGGAAGTTATGTCGGGCTCGGATGCTACGATCGACTTGTAGTAATCTTCGATCTCCTCGCGGGCCTCCTCCACCATCTCGCGCGCGGACCGTGGCTCAGGTTCCGTCGTGCGTACAGCCGGCGGCTCTGCCGGCTTCGGCACGTCTGCCTTGGCTGGCTCGACGGCTGCCGGCGCGTGCTGCTCCGCCCATTCCTTGTACGTCATGCCCCCCGGCACATAGTACGTTTCGCCGTCGTCGCTTCGCGCGGCCCGTTCTCCAGGCGCGGCATCCTCGAAATATGGGATTGTCGTCGAACGGCAGAACACATGCAGCGGCGGGTAGTTGACGCCGGTCCGCGCCTCACTGAGGGGAAACACGCGCCCATCCATATCGCGGCAGATTTCGGACGTCCGGCGGTCTAGCGTCGCCACGAACTTGTATTGCTCGACGCCCATCTCTCGGTATGCGTCAAGGCGGGACTGACCGGCAAAATACGCCGCCTCCGTCCGAATCAGACGCTCGGCCGCGTGCCGGCTGACCTCGAAGCGCTCGGCGAAGTCCTCGATCACCTTTTCCGCCTGCTCGCCGCGGATCAGATCCTGCGTCAGAATCGTCTGCAGCTCGCTGACGAGCTTGTCCCGGTCCTTCCAGATCCGGGCGCTGAAGTTGCTGCCGTCCGGCGCCCACGGGCGCGAAAGGACTTTCTCGATCTGGCGATCGTCGAGCTGCGCGAACGACGTACCGACACCGGTTCCCTTCTGAATCTCAAACACGCTGCGGTAGTAACTGTCCTTGTAGATGCTGCCGAGTGTGTCCGTCGTGCCCTTGAGCCGGCGCGAAGTCAGGTTCTCGATCTCGTTTTGCAGGTGGATCTCCAGCTCACGCAGGCGTGTGATGTGCACCTTCGCGCT